AACTTCAAACTGAAGATTGTAAAGAAAGATGGTTACTGGAACTATGATAAGTCAGAGTTTGATCGTGTAAGTCCTCTATTGGACGATGATGATGCTATGGAAGCAATCTGGAAGAAAGAATATTCACTGACTGCAATCACTGCACCAGACCAGTTCAAGACCTATGAGGAACTTGAGCGTCGTATGAATATGGTTCTTGGATTGAGTCCAAGTTCTTCTCCTACTCAGTCTCGTGCTGTTGTAGAACAAGAAGATCAGTACGAATCTTATAATCAACCAGTAAATAGTGAGACTAAAGTTCTAGAAGAACTTGAACAGTCTTATGCTCGTTCCAAGTCTCCTACTCTTCCTACAGTCACTAGTGCTGTTGATGAAGATGAGGATAGCGCATTGCAGTATTTTCAAAAATTAGCGGAAGAGTGATTAACTTAACTAAATAACAATACCTATAAGGTCGCACTTAAGGTAGAAAGGGTGTCTTCGGGCACCTTTTCTTGTATAAATAGTATTGCGACTTTATAGAGTAGAATTATGGAAACTCCAAAAGAGCATTACTATACCTATTATTCTTATGAAGAATGGGGTAGAGGATACATCGGTAGTAGAGGGTGCAACTGTCCTCCAGAAAAAGATGTAAAGTATTTTGGTTCCTTTAAAGATAAGACATTTAAACCAACTCAAAAAATAATACTTAAAAATGATTATGCTACTAGAGAGGATGCATATGTTGATGAGATTATTTTACAAGAATATTATAAAGTGGTAGAAAATCCACACTTTGTAAATAAAGCATATCAAACTTCTACTGGATTTAGTAGAAAAGGAATGATTCCTTGTAATAAAGGTAAGAAAATGTCAGAGGAGCAAAAACAGAAATTGAGTGCTTCTTGTAAAGGAAGAAAATTAAGCGAAGAAACCAAAGAAAAAATAAGTAAAGCATTTAAAGGGCGTGAATTGTCAGAATCTCATAAAAGAAAAATTGGAGAATCTAATAAAGGAAAACCTAGACACACAGAAGAAAGTAAGGAAAGACTTCGAAAAATGCAACAAGATAAAAAAGGAAAACCAGGAAAACCACATTCAGATGCTACTAAAGAGAGAATAAGTAAAGCAACTAAAGGTAGAATACCTTGGAATAAAGGAATAAAAAATCCAGAAGTATGTGGAGCAAAAAATCCAAGAGCAAAAAGAATTGAATTTGAAGGAATAATTTATGAATGTATAAAAGATGCCTTAAAATCAACAGGAAGAACCAGACAGTATGTCTTAAAGTATGCTACTTATCTTTAACTATAAAGCAAAATATTGTCTGCTCTTTTGAGGGTTTCTGAAACATATTGTGAGGAACCCTCTTTATATTCCATAATTCCTTCCATATCATTTAATATAATACCAACATAATCTTTTTTGAGTAAGAAGATATTTCTCTTATTATCTTCTACTTTCTCTTCATATTCATAATTTGTTATTGGAATTGAAATATTTCCTGTGGTAATCTGTTGTTCTATAAAGAAATCATAATAACTTATTGAATAGGAAGAATCTACCTGAAGTCCCGCAGGAACTATTGTGACTCCTTGACTATTTTTAACTTCTTCTGTTTCATAGTGATGAATACCATCATAAAGAACTTGATACGCAATTTCTTCCCCCCCAGATATTGTATTTTCATCTACATTAGAAATTCCATACCTGGTTTCATAATATTTTACTTTTTCTTCCATAGTTCCATACTTATCTAATACAAATCTATCAAAGTCTGTTTGAGGTAGTGGCCATTCTGTTTGAATGTTTAAAATATTATTTGAGAGGAGAACAACCCAGTCTAATTTTGAGTCTCCATAAATCTCAAATGCAACATTATCAGGACGATCATTACCTATAATTTTATACTTCTCAAAAAACGAAAGATTTTGAAAAATATCTTCTCTTATTTTTCCTTTTTTGAAAAGATTTTTAACTCTAATATAATCTCCTATATTAGCACCAGGAAGTCTGCTAACATATTCAAATTCTGGAACTTGTCTGAAATAATTTGACATTTTTAGAAACCTATGGTTGCGTCATTATCATTTAGATATTCATCGTCAAAGATTGGCTCAAGTTCTTGGAATGATAATGATAATCTATAAGCAGTCATAGATTTTTCATCACCATCATAAGTCATATATGTTCCATCAGGAGTATACTCAACACCACAAGAAGTTAGAGCACATTCTTTAAAACTATTTAAGTAGGGATGTGCTACTGTTTTTCCTCCTATTGAAGTCATATATTGAATAGCAAAAGTATGTGGTGACTTTAAGAGTAATGAAGATTCACTTCTTTTTACCGACATTGCTTGTTTAAATGTACGAATGATTTGTTTCACAATCTTTGCTTCAGGACTTGATCTTGGATAAAACAGAAATGTGAATGAAAATTGTCTTAAACTTGGTCCAGAGAAAAGAAGTTCTACGTTGTTATTATTAATAGCACCAGATGCTCTTGCAGCAATATTTGCTTGTACTGCTGATCCAATAAAAAAATTTTCAGTTGTGGTTTTTAGATCTTCAGGAGTGACTCTATCTTTGGTACTTTCAGCTGATGTAGCAGCACCTTCAACCCCACCCTCAAGGAATCCTTTAGCAAATCTTGCAGCTTCTGATTGTAGCATATTTAAACTATCATTATTCCACCCTACTGGATTACTATCACTAATACCTGCAGGAATTGGTAGAGTAATCACTCCAATTCTTTTAGATCCCTCTACTATGGGAGAACCTCCCTCAAGAGTTACAACTCTTTTTCTTCCTGCAGATCCTGCAAGTGATGGTGTGTATTCTAAAATAGAAAACTTAATCACATCTTGATTTAATGATAATTTTTCGGGATATCTAATATCACCACCATAACTTGTTCGTGTCCCTTTTTTCGAACTGACTGCCTCCGCCGCCACTGCCGCTGCAGTTGCTGGTGCCGTTGCTGTGGTTTTCGCGGCATTTGGTGTTCCTGCGGTACTATTTAATCGTGCTTGTTGTTGTGCAGTGGGATTAGCACCAAATGGACTTTGTGATGTAACTTGTTGTGTATATGCTTGTCTTTCGGAAGAATTTGGATTATTAAATGCTGCTGTTTCTGCTGCTGTCGCACCACTTTCAAATGTACGAGTTGACACCCCGGCACTTGTAGTATTAACGCTTGATACCGGTATTCCACTATTTCCTTGAGCATCAGTTCTAGATGTAGTTGCTTTTAAAGATCCATCAGTATTGGTTGTAACTGATGTAGAATAGAAATTATTTCCTACCTTAGATACTTTGCTAGTCGTTGTTGCCATTAGACACGAATAGTTTTACTTATTTAGCAGGAATTTTGCATAAGGTATAGAAAGCATCTCATCCAACTCTTCATACTTTACAACGTGAAGTTGTCCTGCAACTTCATTCCAAGTATAATTTCTATACTTTCTCCAATGAAAATTAATTCCTATAAATCCCCAACTTTTGATTTTGGTACAAGCAATCAATGGATGTTGATCGTATTCTAATCCTGGTGTTTTTGCATTATAAACAAAAGTATAAAACTTTCCAACTTCTGGTATCATCATCACATCTTTAAAAAGTTCTAAAATGATGAGCATTAAATCTTCGGGATCTGTAGTTCCTGAGGACCTAACTCTTTTTTTGAGTTCTTTAACTCTTGGTGTTGAACCAGAATTAATATACTGACCAAAACCTTCTGCCATTACTTAATACCTAAATCATTTTCTGTGATGACCTTAAACTCTAACATTCTATCCGCACACCATTCTTGAATTGCGATCCATTTTGCTTGGTTTACTGCATAAGTATTAACCTCGTGAATAAAGGTCTTTGTTTGTTTATTTCCTTTTACAGGTGGGATAGTTTGTTTTCTTGGTTTTATTTCTATTACATATTTTTGTGTTTTTCCATTACTTTCTAAAACTTCAATAATAAAGTCTGGAAAGTACCTACAAATTTTTTGTTTCACTGGATTATAATAAGGAACACAAAATTCCTCTGATCCATATTTTAATATATTGGGAGATCTATCGCACCACTGCATAAACTTAAGTTCCCAACTACTTCTATACACTATATTTTGAGAGTTTCCCATATACTTTTCTGGATTTCTTGGATGAAAATATCCTTGATGATATTTTGAATCACGCGGCATTTTTCCAACCTTTATGAGATTTTCTTTTATTTTCTCCCATTATCTCTACTACATAATATATAAAGATCAAAAAGTATTTATAAATGCCTAATGTAAAGAACATAGCAGACATTAAATTAAACTTACTTCATCCGGCATTAACTTCTCATTTTGAAGTGAAAATTCCAACACCAACAGGTTTAAAACCCAAGGATCTTTCTGCAAATGGTGTTAGATATGATCAAGGTAAATTAAATCTTCTTTGTTCGGATGCAATACTTCCTGGATCTCAACTTGCAACTCATAGCATTTCTGGAGATTTTCACGGAGCTACTCATAAACACGCATATAGAAGACTATTTGATGATAGAATTGATTTAAGTTTTTATGTTGATGCTGAAAATTACTTACCTATCAGGTTTTTTGAAGCCTGGATAAAATATATTGTAGGCGAACAAGTAATTTCTACTGGTGGTCGTCCCGGAACTAATAGTAGTGAATATTTTTATAGAATGAACTATCCGGTTAATTATATCTGCAATCAAGGATTTGAGGTAATAAAATTTGAAAGAACCGGAAATGGTAGTAGTTATACTGGTGGACAAATGACTTATAAATTTGTAGATATTTTCCCAATTTCCATTAACTCAATGTCTGTTTCTTATGATGCATCGTCATTATTAAAATGTACAGTTGCTTTTTCTTATGTTAGATATTTTATAGATCGTGCATCATCTTCTGGATCTACTTCTCCTAGTACAGCAACTGGGGAAGCATCATCTCCTAATTTTAATATAACACCAGAAGCACAAGCAAGTCTTAATAATCAAGCATTCAATCCAAATATAAATTTAAGTAGTGTTATTCCTACTACCACAGGTGGAGTTTCATTTAATACTGCTAATGCTGCAGGTAATACTGTTGATACAACTGGGGCATTTAATATTTAAAGCATCTAAATAATCATACCTGAAATTCACTATAAAACATTATAAATATTAATGCCTGAACTGGTGGTTCTTTTCGGGGAGAAAGGGGGCAGAAATGCTCCTTTTCTTATATAAATAATAATAACCACCAGTTTTAAGAGCAAAGTTATGCAATCACGTATTTACACGTATAAAATTACTTTTGAAGAAGTACCTTATTATTACTGGGGATCTCATAAAGAAAAAAGATATAATGAGTATTATATGGGTTCTCCTGTAACTCATAAGTGGTGTTGGGATTTTTATACACCAAAGAAGCAGATATTGGAGTTTTTTAATACTAGAGAAGAAGCAAATTTTGTAGAAAATAGATTGATAAAACCTGTTCTTAATGATTTATATTGTTTAAATGAAAATTGTGGTGGAATAGTTTCATTAGAAATGTGTAAAAGAGGAGCAAAAACACTAGTTGAAAATAAGTTAGGAATACATTCAAGAACAAAAGAGCAAATCATAAAAGACGGTAACAAAGGAAGAGAAACCCAAAAAAGATTAGGAACTGGAGTATATGGACTTTCTCCAGAGATGAGAACAGAAAATGGTAAAAATTTGGGACAAAGAAATGTTCAAACTGGTCATATACAAAAACTTGGTAAAGAATATGGAAAATTATGTTATGAAAATGGATTGGGTATTTTTGGTATAAGTGAAGATGAAAGAAAAGAAAACTCAAGTAAGGGTGGAAAGATGAGTGGGAATGAAGCATATAAAAATAAAACAGGAATCCATAATTTTACTAAAGAAAAAAGATTAGAAGTAAGTAGTAAAGGTGGAAAATCCTCTAGTAGTCAAAAATGGAAGTGTTTAGTTACTGGATACGTTTCTACTGCTCCAGGTTTAGCATCATATCAAAGAAAACGAAATATTGATACCTCTTTAAAGGTTAAAATAACTTTATAAATAACTTAAACATTAATTATTTGAGTTTTTAAAATGCCGCTCCCTCGAATTTCTACGCCAACTTATGAACTTGAGTTGCCCTCTACAGAACAATCAATCAACTATAGACCTTTTCTTGTTAAAGAAGAAAAACTTTTAGTTATTGCTCTTGAGAGTGAAGATACAAAACAAATCACAACAGCAATTAAAACTGTTATTAAAAACTGTATTCTCACAAAAGATATTAAAGTAGAAAATTTACCTACTTTTGATATTGAATTTTTGTTTCTTAATATTCGTGGTAAATCAGTTGGTGAACAAGTAGATGTTAATATTATTTGTCCAGACGATAATGAAACTAATGTCTCTGTAAGTATTGATCTTGATGATATTAAAGTGTTAAAAAATGAAGATCACACTAATAAAATTAAAGTAGATCCAACAATTATGATGGAAATGAAATATCCATCACTTGAGCAGTTTATTAAAAATAATTTTGATTTTAATAATCAAAATGCTATGGATCAATCTTTTGAACTTATTGCATCTTGTATTGATAAAATTTACACCGAAGATGAGGTTTGGTCTACTTCTGATGTTACTAAAAAAGAACTTACAGAATTTTTAGAATCAATGAACTCATCTCAATTTAAGGATATTGAGAAGTTCTTTGAGACAATGCCCAAACTTTCGCATAAAATACAAATTAAAAATCCAAAGACAGGAGTGGAAAGTGAAGTTGTTTTAGAAGGGTTAGCAAGTTTTTTCGCGTAGGAATGGTCCATATGGACCTTGAGAATTACTTTAGACTTAATTTTTCTTTGATGCAGTATCATAAATGGAGCCTAACTGAAATAGAGGCAATGATACCTTGGGAAAGAGATGTTTATGTTGGATTACTTCAGCAGCATCTTGAAGAGGAACAACTAAAACAGCAACAGCAAAAATCTAGTTTCTAATGTAAAGGAAAATGGTAGCAGCAAATCCACAGAAATTGATGGGGAGAAATAAAAAAATCCAATCTGAAGTGGATAAGCAGCAGCAACAGTTAACTGCTGCTCCCATTAATATTGCAGTTTCTCAAAATATATTAAAGTCTCTTGCAAAGATTACTCAACTTATTAGTCAACAAAACTCACAGATTGTTGAGATTATAAGAGAAGCAAAACAACCAAAATCTGTTGTTGCTAAACCACAACAAAACTCACAGATTGTTGAGATTATAAAGGATGTAAAACAATTAAAAGCTGTTGTTGCTAAACCACAACAAAACTCACAGATTGTTGAGATTATAAAGGATGTAAAACAATTAAAAGCTGTTGTTGCTAAACTTGTTGCTAAACCACAACCACAACAACAGTTAATTTCTGCTCCTGGATTAGTAGGACCTCCTGGACCTCCTGGACCTCCAGGATTAGTAGGTCCTCCTGGACCTCCTGGACCTCCTATTCAACCACAACCACAACCACAACAGCAGTTAATTGCTGCTCCTGGATTAGTAGGTCCTCCTGGACCTCCTGGACCTCCTATTCAACCACAACCACAACAGCAGTTAATTGCTGCTCCAGCGGATATTGCTACACTGCAAGATATTTCAAAATCTCTTGCAAAAATTACTCAACTTCTCACTCAACAAAATTCGCAGGTTACTGCAGAAGCAAATCAAGAAAGAAAAAATCAAGAAAACGCCAAAAGAAATAAAATAGAACTTGGATTAGAAAATAGTTTTGCATCAGTTAAAAATGTTGCCCAATCAGTTATTGCACCTGTAAAAAATATTCTTGATTCAATTATACAATTTTTTGTTACTTTATTTTTAGGAAAGGCAATATTAAATCTAATAGATTGGTTTTCTAAAAAAGAAAATCAAAGTAAAATAAGATCTATTGCTAGGTTCTTGAAAGATTGGTGGCCCACTCTTGTTGCTGGTTATATACTTTTTGGTACAGGATTTGGTAGAGTTGTAAGAAATCTTGCTGGTGTTGGTTTAAGAGCAGTTGGTGCTCTTGGTGGTATAACCTTAAAACTTATAGCTGCTATTGCTACTGCAGCTGGTTTTAAAAAAGCAGGAGCTGCAATGTCGGCTCTTGGTGGTGGAGGAGGATTTAAGGGTCTTGCGGCAAGATTGGGAGTTGGAGCTCTTGTTGCTGGTGGTGGAGCATTAGTAGCAAGTAAAATGATGGGTGGGGGAGATGCTCCACAAGTATCAATACCAGAACCAGCATCTTTACCAGTAGCAGAAGCATTTGGTGGTGGTCTTATTGATTTTAAGACGATGCTTGCTGCCTCTGGTGGTCAAGTTGATTCTAAGTTAGGCATCTTTGCACAACTTTTTGGATCTGGTGGGCTTGCTGGACTACTGAATAGTGCCCCAGGAGTTGTATCTGGACCAAAAGGTATTGATAAAGTTCCTGCGATGCTTACTGATGGTGAGTTTGTGATGTCTCGTGGAGCAGTACAAAAGTTTGGTGTGAGTAATCTTGAGGCAATGAATGCTTCTGGTGGTGGAACCAATAAACCAAAAATTGTTCAGAAAAGAATTCACGCATATGGTGGTGGTTTTGTTGGTGATGATGAACTTTATCGGCAAGCCGCAAATTATAATAGAGGATCAAATCTTAAAGAAATTTCTTATGATCCAAATAATAAAGAGCATAAAAATGCATATGAAAAATTTAAAAAAAGAGTAGTTGACAAAGGATTATATAAACCACCAACTGGAGCAAAAGCAAATACTTCCCCAAATATAAAAACTGATGTTAATGTAAATTACAAGTCTTCTCCCAAAAGTTCAATGGTAAGATCTCCGGGTGCGGGACTTTCTACAAATGCAAAACCTCCAATACAACAAATAAAAACAAATATGAATGTACCTGGTGGTCGTATTCGTGGAGGTCGTGGTGGATTATCCGGAACTATTTTAACCACATTAGCACAAATATTTGCTCCACAACTAGGAGATGCTACAGGAAGTTTGTATAATAAAATGGGAATAGGAATAGGTAATCTTTCCGATGCAGAATTAAAGAAAAAAATTGAAGACGAATTAAAATTAGAACAGTCGTTATCTAGTTCTACTAAATTTGCAGCAGAACCGAATGAAAGACTAAATTTATTCCAAAAGGAATCTGAAAGAAGAGGGTTGAATGGATTAGGAGGTCGTGGTGACGAGTCCGGTGGAATGTTCCAACCTGGTGGATTATTTGGTGGTCCCAGAATGAAAGCAAGAACAGATTATGCTGCATCAAAAGGAAAATATTATTCTTCTTCTGATCAAAAAACCTATGCGAATGAAAATGATGCGAAGGCAGCCAAAAAATCTAGAATGACTTCACTTGCATCACAACAAGGATTGGATAAATTGAGTTATGCAAAAAGAAGTGGACAGTATGGTCTGGGTGTAAGAGGAGAGGCAGAAAGAGCATCTAAAAAAGAAGACTTTGATAAAAGAGGTGGTATATTTGGTGGTATTGGTAGAGGACTTACTTCAATGTTTGGATCTCAAAAAGACATTGATAAGAACAAAGTAGCTGATAAAGCAGCAACAACAAAAGTAAAACAATCTGGTGCTGAATCTATTGGTAGATATTATTCTTCATCTGATGGTAAGTACTATAAAGATTATAATGCTGCATCTAAAGCAAGAAAAGCAAGACTTGCAACAACTCCGGTGAAAGGAAAACCAATAACTCCAACACCAAAACCAAAACCAAAGGTATATAATCCCGCAGGTGGTGGAATGGGTGGTGGAAGAGGGTCTGGTGGAGGATCTAAAGGGACAAAACTACCAACTATTCCTACAGGTAAAGATAATAGTAAAACTGCAAAGCAGTATAATATTAAATAATGTCAAAAATAATTTCTCCTTTAACTGGAACCTTACAATCTATTAAGAAGCAGTTTATTAGTAAGGAGAAACTACTTAAATCCACTCTTAATGTTCAGAAAAAAAGAACTAATTTAAATCGGTCAAATGCAGAAAGAGAAAGATTTATTGATTATGAAAAAGTATTAGAAAGACCTCTACGTTCTTTGGGAAGAGGTATTAAGAGTGTAGTGGGTAAGAGATTGGGATTTTTGGATAGTCTCAAAACTTTTATAGTTAATGTTTTGCTTGGGTTTATTGCTTTAAGATTATTAAAATATCTTCCACAACTCATACAATTTGCAACTACTGCCTTAAAAGTTGGAAATTTTATTCTTGATATTGGTGGAAAAATATTAGATGGTTTAATTACTTTTGTTGACTATGGATATAAAGCATATGATCACGCAAGAACAATTGTAGGAAAAATTGGTGGTGAAAAAGCAATCTCAGATTTAGATAATGCAACTAGTGAAAGCACCAAAGTAATGAATCAACTTTTCATTGCTGCAATGTTATTCAGTGATTTTAGTCCATTTGCAAGTATGGGAAGTGCTCCATCAATATTTAATAAGAGTGCTGATGCTATTAAAGGTAATATATCAAGTGAGGTTGCAAGTGCTGCATCAAATGCAGCAACTAATGCAGCAGGAAAAGCAGCACTAGGTCCTCTAGCATCTGCTGGAATTATCATCGGTGCTGGATTACTTTTCTCTGCTGCTGGTGAAGGTGTATTTCAGTTAACAAAATGGGCAAAAGGATTAATTGGTTTTGGACCAATATCCAAATTTTTTCAGGTTCCTCTTGGTATTCTAGAGGGAGTTGGAACTATTTTTGATATTCTTGGTGCTCCTTTTAGATATGGTATTGAGTTGATACGTGCTGGATTTATGAAAATGTTTAATATGAAAGATGGATTAGAAAAGCAGGCTAAAAATCTTGGTAAATTTGATGCAAGAGTAAGAGAAAATATAAGGAGATTTGCTGGAGTATTTGCACCCGTTTTTACTTTCTTCGGTCAAAATGATACTGCTAAAAAATTATCAACTCCAGGATCCTTTGGAAGTTTATATGGTGAGAAAGCTGTTAAAGATATGGGGTATAGTGGTGGAGGAAAAGTAATATCTGTTAGAAAATATGCTGCTGGTGGACCTGTTAATATTTCAAGAACAGAAGTAGAGGAAGTTGATATTCCAAGAGGTGAAGATATTAAAAAAAAATCTACAAAACCAGG